AATGATAGTTGCGTAGAGATCAACTTAGATAACCTTGAAGTTGGAAAGGGTGTCAAGAATAAGATCCGTGATGAGTTTGATCATATAAAACAACTACTCAATTTTGAGAAGAGAGCACATGAGCTCATTCGAAATTGGTATGTAGATGGTAAATTAATTTACCACAAAGTAATCGACCTTGCTGCTCCAAAGAAGGGTATCTTAGAACTGAGATATATCGATCCCCTTAAGATCAAGAAGGTCAGACAAAAACTTTCAAGTAACGCTAGACAATTAACCCCAGACGAGAAGCAATCTGCTAAGGCATATGAGTGGGGTGAGTTTGTAGACTATTGGTTATACAACCCTAAAGGATACCTTAGAGGTGGTGCATTAGGTCCAGTTGGAGACATGTCCAACAATCAAGGTGTCAAGATGGCGGTAGATTCCATCACCTTTGTTAACTCTGGACTACAAGATTTAAACAAAAGACTTGTACTAAGTTTCTTACACAAAGCAATCAAGTCACTCAATCAACTTAGAATGATTGAAGATGCTCTAGTTATCTACAGACTATCAAGAGCACCTGAAAGAAGAATCTTTTACATTGACGTAGGCAACCTTCCAAAGGTTAAAGCGGAGCAGTACCTACGTGATGTAATGTCTCGTTATAGAAATAAACTAGTCTACGATGCAAAGACTGGTGAGATTCGTGACGACAAAAAGCACATGAGTATGCTTGAAGATTTCTGGTTACCTCGTAGAGAGGGTGGGCGTGGAACTGAGATCACCACCTTACCTGGTGGACAGAATCTAGGAGAGCTCAAAGATGTTGAGTACTTTAGGAAGAAACTTTATAACAGTCTCAATCTTCCTCCTTCCCGTCTCACAGATGATAACAAGGGATTCAATCTTGGTAAAACCACTGAAGTCCTTAGAGACGAGCTTAAGTTCACCAAGTTCATTGGACGTTTACGTAAAAGATTTGGAGAATTATTCCTCGACATACTCAAGACACAACTCATTCTCAAGGGAGTAATCACTCCTGAAGACTGGGATGATATGCAACAGCATATCCAGTGGGACTGGCTCTTTGATAATCATTTCAATGAGTTGAAAGAACTTGAGATGGTCACACAAAGGATGGCAATGGTTGCACAGATGGATCCATTTGTGGGCAAGTACTTCTCTGTTGAACATATCCGTAGACAGATTCTACAGCAGAATGAAACAGAGTATAAAGAACTCGATAAACAAATGGCAGGAGAGATCGAATCTGGTCTTGCTATGGATCCTGTTGACGTTACAACATTGGATACAATGGATCGTCAAAACGTTGCTTATCAACCAGAGATTGATGCTGCTGCACAAGACAATCAGGCAGTATTAGATCAAGCAAGAGCTGATGATGACCACAAGAAAGAGTTGCAGAAAATCAAGGCCACGCCTAAACCAGCAGTTGCTTCCGCATCTAAACCTGCGAAAACAACTAAATAATAAACACACTATGTAAAAATTATGGCAGACCCAGTGGAGCAACCGCCAGAGGCAGTACTTGATACGGCTGATTTGATTGCAAATAACAAAAGAGCAGAAGCAATTGATGCAATACAAGATCTCTTGTATGCACGTGCTAATGATGCTATGGGTTCATATAAGAAAACTGTAGCAGGTACTTATTTCAATGAACCAAAAGAGGTAGAGGAACCATCTAATGAAACTGATAACGGAAGCAATTGAAACCGTAGAGGTTATAACCGAAGAGAAGGACGGTAAGAAACAGTTATACATAGAAGGCGTTTTTCTTCAGTCTGAACTGAAGAATCGCAACGGTCGTGTATATCCATTCAGCGTCCTTGAAAAAGAAGTCAATCGCTACAACGAAGAATACATTAAAACAAGTCGTGCTTTGGGGGAGCTGGGCCATCCTGATGGTCCTACTGTCAACCTTGACAGAGTATCCCACAGAATTACAAACTTGCGAGCAGAAGGTACAAACTTTGTTGGGAAGGCGATGATCTTAGGAACACCTATGGGTCAGATCGCTAGTAACCTATTAGGTGAAGGTGTGAAACTTGGTGTTTCATCCAGAGGTATGGGTTCTATCGATAAGCGTGAAGATGCAAGTTATGTTTGCGATGACTTTATGCTTGCCACTGCTGCTGACATTGTTGCTGATCCATCCGCACCTGATGCATTCGTAAATGGAATCATGGAAGGTAAAGAGTGGGTCTGGGATAATGGCATATTGAAGGAGCAAAAGATTGCTAAATATAAGAGTTACATTGACGATGCAACTCGCCAAAACCTAGAGGAGAGAACACTTGAAGTGTTCAACAGCTTCCTCCAAGGCTTATAATTAATAAATAAACATAGATAATTCATCAATTTACGGGAAGACTTAAAATGTCAGACATGTTAAACGAAAAGTTTGAGGAATTCGCATCTGAGCAAAAGGATGTTCTCAAAGAATACCAAGATCCTATGCCCACAGTTACAGCAACTGTGATACCTGGTACAGGTAGCGACCCAACTCAGGTTTCGGGTGATCCCCAACAGAAGAGTAGCGGAAAGGATGAACCATCAGGTTCTTCTCCAACCGTTCCACCTGCTGTTGCTAATGGACAATCTGTAACAGATCTAGGAGGATCTTCAACACCACCACTCCATGCTAAAAAGGAGAAGGGTGAAGAAAATCCAGGTGCTAAGGCATCTGCACCTATCTCACAAGACGGTAGTGCTGCATCTCCATCTGGTAAGGGTGGTGACGAAGCTGGTGCTAACACACTCGGTGCTGAAATTACACACGGAACTTCTAAAGGTCCAGATGTACAGTACCCAATCAAACCATCGTTCGAAGAAGTTGAATTATCTGACGACGTAAAAGCCCTCCTTGAGGGAACAGAACTCTCTGAAGAGTTTGCCGAGAAAGCGAAGACTATCTTCGAAGCGGCTGTTAAAGCAAAACTTTCAGAAGAGTACGACAAGCTTGTAGAGCACTTTGCCAAACAAACTGAAGAGAAACTCGCTGCTGCTAAAGCAGAACTCAACGAGGAAGTTAATGGCACAGTGAACTACGCCGTGACTCAATGGATCGAAGAGAATCAGATCGCCATTGATCGTGGAATCAGAAATGAGATTACAGAAGACTTCATTGTAGGTCTGAAGAATCTCTTTGAAGAGCACTACATTTCTATCCCAGACGACAAAGTGGATGCGGTAGAAAGTATGGCTGAATCAATTCGTGAAATGGAAGGACGCTTAGACGAACAGGTCAAAGCTAATGTGAAACTTCAGAATCGTCTTAACGAGTCTGCAAAAACTGTAATTCTGAAACAAGTTTCAGAAGGATTGGCAGAAACTCAGAAGGACAAACTATCAGCTCTCGCTGAGGGTGTTGAGTTCAAATCAGAGGAAGAGTATTCCAAGAAACTCACCACAATTAAAGAGTCATATTTCCCTAAAGAAAAGGCTCAGGTCAGCGAAGTATCTGACGAAACACCAGTTGAAGCAGAAGAGATGACTCCAGCAATGGGTTCATATCTAGACGCTTTGAATCGCTGGAATTGAATTTAATAATATAACACTTTCTATAGAGTAAACAAATGTTTAACGCAAAAGCTCTAACAGAAAAGTGGTCACCTGTTCTAAGTCATGAAGGGTCTACTCCCATCAAAGACAATTATAGAAAGGCTGTCACTGCTGTACTGTTAGAAAACCAAGAGAAATTTATTCGTGAAGAGCGTGGAATGCTCAACGAGGTAGCAGTAAACGCTGCTGGTGCTATCGGAACAAACGCACTTTCTGGTAGTGGACTCGACACTAAGACAGGTGGATTAGCAGGTTTCGACCCTGTACTAATCAGCTTGATTCGTCGTGCTATGCCTAACCTAGTTGCATACGATATCTGCGGCGTTCAGCCAATGAGTGGTCCTACAGGACTTATCTTCGCAATGAAGGCACATTACGAGAATCGTACTGGCCCCGAAGCATTATACAACGAGCCAGATTCAAACTTCTCTGCTGGATCAGACGCAAGTAAGGGTGCATACAACCCTGCTAACGATGCAACAGATGGTTCGAACCCTGCTCTACTTAATGACTCATCACCTGGAACTTATGAGCGTGGTGTTAAGCCAATGGCTCGTAACGTTGCTGAAGAATTGGGAGAAACAACTCAGTTCCGTGAGATGGCATTCAGCATTGAGAAGACTGCTGTGACTGCACAGTCCAGAGCCCTCAAGGCAGAGTACACTCTAGAACTAGCCCAAGACTTGAAAGCTATTCACGGTCTAGATGCAGAGCAAGAACTTGCTAACATTCTTTCTAGTGAGATCCTTGCTGAAATCAACCGTGAGGTTGTACGTACAGTTTACACAATTGCAAAACCTGGTGCTGCTAACAACGTAGCAAACGCTGGTCGTTTTGACTTAGACGTAGACTCAAACGGAAGATGGTCTGTTGAGAAATTCAAAGGACTTATGTTCCAAGTCGAGCGTGATGCCAACGCAATCGCACAAGAGACTCGTCGTGGGAAGGGTAACTTCATCGTCACATCTGCTGACGTTGCTAGTGCTCTTGCTATGTCTGGTACTCTAGACTACTCTTCAGGTCTTACTGGTGCTGGTGGTCCTTCCATCGGTGAGGTAGATGACACTGGAAACCTACTTGTAGGTACAATGAACGGACGTATCAAGGTATACGTTGATCCTTATTCTGCAAACATTGCTGACAAGCATTACTACGTTGTAGGATACAAAGGAACTTCTCCTTATGACGCTGGTCTGTTCTACTGCCCATATGTACCTCTCCAAATGGTCAGGTCTATAGGTCCAGATACCTTCCAACCCAAAATTGGATTTAAGACACGTTACGGAATGGTTGCTAACCCATTCGTTACACAGGCAAACGGCACTCCTGATGCTGAAGCCCTTACAGCGAATCGTAACCAGTACTACAGACGTGTACAGGTTGAAAACCTTATGTAAATCTCTATTCGAGAACAATGACAGAGGGAACCTTCGGGTTCCCTTTTTTTATGATACATACTATAATAGAAATGCCAGTTTGCATAGTGGCATACTCATATGGTAGAATTAGAATATGAATGGTAGACTATCCAAAGTTGATATGACATCACGACTTTTGAAAATCAAAGCAGGTATTGCCGACAAGTACTGGTATCCTAATTGGGATGATAAAGAACGTAAGGCAGCTCAACAAGCCCTCAATAACGCACTGGAGATTCTAGATGAGTATCATTACTAACCCAGATGGGTCAAAGGTATATGCCGACCCAATCATTGAAGAAGGTACTGTTCTGACAGAAGATCAACTTCAACTGAGAGCATTCTTGCTCGGTTCATTTTGGCGTAACGAAATTACTATCACAGAAAAATCATATAGATTCTGTGATCATTGGATTAAAAATGAAGATGCAGACATTGCATCTAACACAGACGCAGACACATTGCTCAAGGAGGCTTATGCAACTTTTAAGTAGTTACTTCAGTGCTGATGAAGTAAGACATGCAAAACTATTTCGCATCGAAGATTTTGATCAGAGACCATATCAGTTTAGAGTTTTTACTACAGATGCAGACTTAGCAGACTGCAAAGATTTCATACATACAACAGAAGCAGAAGATTTTGCTGAGAACTTTGTATTGAATGCATGAATCCACTTTATAAAATATTGATGGGTGTTGGAATACCAGGAACTGTTGCTTCTGTGGTGGTAATTTTCAATGCTTTGAAGAAAAAACCTACTAAGGTTACCTTTGAAGATGACGATGATGACGACTTTGGTGGGCCTGGTGAAGGTCCATATTGGTGGTACACTAAATAGTAAGTAGCTTGGGAAGTTGATGTGGCTGCTGAATGGTATAAAGAACAACCTACGAATAGGAATTTTCTATCTCCAGTGGGGTTTCAGTTTGATCTGGAACTCTTTTCGGGGGTAGATTTTTTCTGTCAGTCAGTAAATCTTCCTGATATTACAATGACTGTTGCTGAGATTCCTAACAAGTTTCGATCTATACCTATAGCAGGTAGTGGTGGTGTGCAGTTTGGTGATTTAAACGTTACCTTTCTGATAGATGAAGATCTCAAGAACTACATGTCTATTCAAAATTGGATCAGGGAATTCGGCCTCACAGAAGGTCATTCATCTGGGTTGGATACAAAATCAAGGGGAACCTTACAGGTTCTTACCTCCTCTTTTAATGGAAATTTCTACGTTAACTTCGAAGAACTATTTCCAGTCGGATTGACAGGGGTTACCTTTGATGCTACTCCTGCTGATATTGATTATGTAACTGCAACTGCAACATTCAAGTATACAAGATATAAAGTACAGACAGAAACTGGAACTAATTTATGAAATTTGGTGATCTCCTTAATAATTTTGACAAACTAAAAGAAGACTGGGCAGAGGATAGTCGTGTAGACTTTCAATTTAGAAACAAAGAGTACAGTGCCGATCTAGGACAACTGGCACTTGACATTCCCTACCAGCATAATAAATACTTAAACCACTACACTGACATTCAAGCAGTTAAAACTTCATTGGAGTTTGAGATTCGCAAACTCATTAGAGATAAGCGTGAGTACTATGGAGGTGAAGCTGACGCTAAAACTTATGCC